GAAAATAGATTTATTCCTATACCTTCTTTAGTACAAAATGTTGTACGAGTTATTCCTATTCGTGATTCTGTTTCTACCAGTGATATGTTTGATATTAGATACCAAATACATCTAAACGATTTATATAGTTTAGGATTTATGGGTAGTTTAGCAGAATACGTTATGAGTATGCAATACTTAGATATGCTTGATAACGTTGTAGATAGTGATGAAAAACAAATTAACTTTGACATGCATAAAAACCAATTAGATGTTTTTATGAATTGGTCAGACGAAGTAGAAGTAAATGATTATTTAGTCGTAGAGTGTTATCGTATTATTGACCCTGATACATACACTGATGTTTATAATGATTACTTCTTAAAAAGATACGCAACAGCATTAATCAAAAGGCAATGGGGTCAAAATTTATTAAAGTTCGAGGGCATGGTAATGCCGGGTGGAGTAACATTTAATGGGCGACAGCTTTATGATGATGCAAATGAAGAAATCACAAGATTAGAAGAAGAAGCTCGATTAAATTGGGAACAACCGGTCGACTTTTATACAGGATAACACATGCCTAGAAACGTTTTCTTTTCTCAGGCAGTTAAATCAGAACAGAATCTCTATGAAGATTTAATTGTTGAGAGTTTACAAATTTACGGACAGGACATTTATTATGTTCCACGTACTCTTGTAAATCGAGATAGTATTCTTGGAGAAGACCCTGCATCTAAATTTGATGATGCTTATTTAATGGAAGCATATATTGAAAACACAGATGGATTCGAAGGTGCTGGTGACCTTATGTCTAAGTTTGGATTAGAGATAAGAGACGAAGCTACATTTATTATATCACGAAGAGTTTGGGAAAGATTGGTTGGTAAGTTTTCTAGTAATGTGACTGACCCAAGACCACAAGAAGGTGATGTTATATTCCTTCCAATGACAAATTCATTCTTTGAAATTAATTACGTAGAAGATGATAATCCATTCTTCCAGTTATCTAATTTACCAATTTATAGAATGCAATGTTCATTATTCGAATACTCAGAAGAAGATTTCGAAACTGGTATAGAAGATATAGATTTAAAAACTGGGCAAAGTGCATATCAAGTATTCATGGATGTAACAGTTACTGGTGGAAATCATTTTGAAGTTGGTGAAAATGTTTCACAAATAGTTGGAACAGGTATTACTGTAACTGGTGAAGTTCAACAAAGAACTAAAACATCAGACACTGCTGGTACGTATGGAATATCTAATATTGGTGTGACTGGTTCTGCAGGTGTTGCAAAAGACTTTATTGTTTCTAGCACAGCATTATTAACAGGTTCTAATACAGGATTTACGGGAACAATTACTAAGATATATGATGTTTCAGATAATACACAAACATTTACAACAGATGGAGGGGCGGAGAATGTTGCTCTAGAGTTAGAAGCAGATAGCTTTATAGACTTTACAGAAGCAAATCCATTCGGCGATCCGTCAGATACTTACTAATGTTTGGTTCACATTTTTACCACGCAACAATGAGAAAATCAGTTGCCGTATTTGGTACACTCTTTAATGATATTAAAGTTATCAGAAAAGGTGCAAATGGTGCTGTACTTAACCAAGTAAAAGTTCCGTTAGCGTATGGACCAAAACAAAAATTCTTAGCACGTTTAGACCAAGAGACAGGATTCGATGCGCCAATGGCGATTAAACTTCCACGTATGGCTTTTGAAATGACTTCTTTAGAGTTAGATACAAATATCAAACAACAAAAGATGAATAAGATTGTAGAAGACCATGCGAGTGATGTAAGCAAAAAGAAAACAATATCACATTATACTTCTTATAATATCGGTATGCAATTAAATATTTTAGCTAAAAACCAAGATGATGGTTTACAAATAGTTGAACAAATATTACCATACTTTCAACCAGAATATACAATTACAATTAAACCAGTAGATGGATTTGACCATAAACAAGATGTTCCAATTGTACTAACAGGGGTTTCTATCCAAGACGAATACGAAGGTGACTTTACAGAAAGAAGAGTATTAACTTACCAATTAGACTTTACAATGAAAATGAAGTTCTATGGACCAACCAGAGACCAATCTATAATACGTACAATTAATTTGGATTTCGAAAAACAAGTACCAGCAGAGTTCTTCCAAGGACTGAATTTTTCAGTTGGTGCAAATGATAGTGCAAGTTCGTTTACAATTAGCACTACAAGAGATACTGTTGCTCCTGGAAATATTGGCCCAGCAAATACAATTACTGAAACCGTTGGGGTTCAAGCTGTAGTTATTCCAGTCACAGTAGCACAACCTGTACCAAATGACGATACTATTTTTATAGATGACGCTACCGGAATAGGGCTTACAAACATTGTGACTATTGGAAGTAGTTCTTTTAGTTTCCCAACACAAAAAGAATTCTTATTTACTGCAACAGCTGGACAAACTAAATTTGGTGGATTTGATTCGTCTTCAAATCCTATTTTTGATAACAATGGACAGACACTAGGTTATACATTAGGTGCAGAACAAGTATTTGTAAACAATGTTCGAAAATATGTTACTACCGATTATACAAGAACTGATGTAGATGGCGCATCAGCTGGTTCTGTCACATTTAACTCTGGACTATCAGCTGGAGATACCGTAAAAGTGACTTCAACAGTTCCTGCAGCTATTGAAGCAGTCAACTATTCTGCAAATGTTATTAACATTAACGTTAACGCAACACTAGCTACTGGAGATATATTAAACATATCAGGAAATAAATATTTTATTGGGGATGTTCAGCAAAGGGAATACAACATGGTACGTGGAAACACCTATGTGTTTAACCATCCTGCAGCACATCCTTTTAGATTTTCTACAGTAGAAGATGGAACACATAATGGTGGTAATGCATATACTGTTGGAGTGACAACAACTACAACATCATCACAAATAGTTCCTGATTCGAATACACCAAACACATTATATTATTATTGTTCAAACCACAGTGGAATGGGTGGAAAAATAAACATTACAGGATGATTAAATTATGGATAGAAAAGATAAATTACAAAAGTCTTTAGAAAAAAATCTACCAGTCGTTCCTGAAGCACAGGAAATAAAAGATAAGAAAGATATAAAAGACGACTACGAATTTTCTAGAAGAACTTATAAAGACCTAATTAATACTGGAATGGGAAGTTTAGATACGCTCGCGGAACTCGCACGCGAGAGCGAGCACCCTCGCGCGTTCGAAGTATTATCTAGAGCAATAAAAGATGTTGCAGATACAACAGAAAAACTTATGGCTTTACAAGCTGATAAAAAGAAATTATCACAAGAAGACGAGGAAAAAGAAAAAGCAAAAGCTATTACAAATAACAATTTGTTTGTTGGTAGTACAACTGATTTACAAAGAATGTTATTAGATAAAGATTTTATTGATGCAGAAGATTAAGAATAACGAATTTGGCTACCTAGGTAATCCATCTGTAAAACGTGATGGTGTAGAAACTGAATTTAGTAAAAGTGAAATAAGGGAATACATGAAATGTATGAAAGACCCTGTATACTTTGCAAAGAAATATGTTAAGATAATATCTCTTGATGAAGGATTAGTACCATTTGATTTATATCCTTATCAACAAAAAATGTTTAGACATTTTAATAAAAATAGATTCAGTATTGTTCTAGCATGTAGACAAAGTGGTAAATCGATTTCGTCTGTGGTTTATCTTCTCTGGTACGCAGTATTTCATCCAGAGAAAACCATAGCAATCCTGGCTAACAAAGGTGCTGTTGCGAGAGAAATGTTAGCCAGGATAACTTTAGCGTTAGAGAATTTACCATTCTTTTTACAACCTGGATGTAAAGCTTTAAATAAAGGTAGTATAGAGTTTAGTAATAATAGTAAGATATTAGCAGCGGCAACGTCCGGAAGTTCTATAAGGGGTTTATCAATTAATCTACTATTCTTAGATGAGTTTGCTTTTATAGATGATGATGCAAGATTTTATACTTCTACGTATCCGGTAGTATCAGCTGGTAAAGATACACAAATTATTATTTGTTCTACAGCAAATGGTATTGGAAATGTATATCATAAACTTTGGGAAGGCGCAACACAAGGTACAAATGAATTTAAACCTTTCCGTATAGATTGGTGGGATGTACCGGGAAGAGATGAAAAATGGAAAGAAGAAACTGTAGCGAATACATCGGAACTACAGTTTGACCAAGAGTTTGGAAATACTTTTCATGGGAGAGGTAATACTCTTATTAGCGCAAATCATTTATTAGCACAAAAAGCAGAAGAACCTGAAGAATATAAAGATAATGTGTGGTTATATAAACAACCTATTGAAGGACACGATTATATAATGACAGTAGATGTTGCAAAAGGACGTGGACAAGATTATAGTACATTTAATATAATCGATACAACAACACAACCCTTTGAACAAGTGTGTGTATTTAGAGATAACAATATTGCACCAATGTTATTTCCAGATGTAATATATCGATATGCAAAAGCTTATAATGATGCTTATGTGATTGTAGAATCGAATGACCAAGGTGCTGTAGTCTGTAATGGATTATATTATGATTTAGAATATGAAAATATGTTTGTTGAGTCATCAGTAAAAGCTGCTGGAATTGGCGCAACAATGACGCGAAGAGTAAAACGTATTGGTTGTTCTACAATAAAAGACTTTATCGAACAAGGTAAATTAAAAATTGTGGACCAACAAACGATTATCGAAATGAGTACTTTTGTTTCAAGAGGTAAAACCTTTATGGCTATAGCACCGAACCATGATGATTTAATGATGAACTTAGTTTTATTTTCATGGTTTGCAACAACAGATATATTCAGGTCTTTAACAGATATTGATATGAAAGAAATGTTGTACAAAGAAAGATTAAAAGAAATACAAGATGATATGCTTCCTGTTGGTTATTTAGGTGATAATAATGAAGAGCATAAATATACTAAAGACAAAGATGGAACTATATGGTTCGAGGAAGATACAAATTTAATTAACTGGTAAGATGCAAAACTTTAACGAATGGCAAGAAGCGGTAAACAATCCGGTAGTTGAAAAGAAGGTATTTGAAAAAGATCCTTCTAAACTACATTGTATTGTACTTGGTCTTGGTG